AAAGTACTATGCACCAATCAGCATAAATTCGCTAAATGCTGCGCCTGATGCAGGAGTAGAGAAAGAAAATGTTCCAGATCCGTCTGTTGTTAATACCTGTCCTGATGATCCGTCTGCTGCTGGAAGTGTCCAAATTTTATTTGTAGTAACAGTTCCTGGTGCTTTAAAACCAACATAGTGAGTTGAGTCTGTATCTGCTAATCTAAGTTCTGCTGTGGCATTAAGAGTAAGTGCTGTTGTTGCTACCGCACTAGATAGTGTTTTATTTGTAAGTGTTTCACTACCTTCCAAAGATGCAAAATTAGCATCTGTGACGGCTGTATTGAATTCTGCTAATGTTCCTGAAACTGTATTAGATCCAAGAGCAATTGTCTTATTTGTAAGAGTTTGTGCTACAGCAGTTTCTAATGTACCGTTTAAATAAATGGCTTTTCCAGAAGCAAGATTGATGTGCTCTGATGAAGTCCAAGCATCTGTAGCGTCTACCCAGTTAAATGTCTTATCTGTTGCGCCTTTTAATGTTATACCGCCACCATCTGCTGTTGTGTCTGTTGGTGTTTCAACATCACCAATAACAATGTTTTTATCATCTACTGCAAGAGTAGTTGAGTTAATTGTTGTGGTTGTTCCGTTTACCGTTAAATCTCCAGTAACAGTTAAACTAGCAAGAGTTCCTACAGAAGTAATAGCAGACAAGTTACCAGTAGTAACAACAGTTCCTGTAGCATCTGGAAGTGTAATAGTACGGTCTGCTGTTGGATCTGTTACTGTAAGTGTAGTCTCAAAATCGTTTGCTGTAGAGCCTTCAATAACAATACTTGAATCTGAAAGTGTAAGTCCTGAAACTACTGGACTTGTTAAAGTTTTGTTTGTAAGAGTTTGTGTTCCAGAATCAGTTACAACGCCTGCTGGAATGTCTGTAGTAAGTGCAATAGTTCCAGTTGAACTTGGAAGAGTTAGAGTTGCAGCCCCGTTTGTAATACTTGAAATTACTGGACTTGTAATTGTTTTGTTTGTAAGTGTCTCTGTTTTTGATGCTGTTGACTTGTCATCTAACTGTGTTTGAATTGCTGAAGTAACGCCATTAAGGTATCCAATTTCAGTGTCTGAAACATCAGTTACTCTAAGTTGAACCGTTCCAGTAGCATCAGGAATAGTAATTGTTCGGTCAGCAGTTGGATCTGTTATTGAAAGAGTTGTTTCAAAATCGTTAGCGGTAGCACCTTCAAAAGTAATGCTTGAACCAAAAGCGGGGTTAACGGTAGAGTTGATATCTGAGAAGTAGTCTAGGCTTGTCCAGTTATTTACACCGTCACCGATTTTAAATTTATTTGTATCTGATTCCCAACCCATTTCACCAGCATTTAATACTGGTCCTGCTCCTGCATTTGTAGAGATCCACTGCGCTGCAGTTCCTCTACGCTGTTGCATTCTGGTTGCCATTTATTACTCCTTATACTTAGTTATATTATAACAGATAATTAGTTAAAATTATCTATTGCTGATCCGCCATCATATGTTTCTGCAAATTCTGTAGTGTTATAAAGTCCACCACTTACAAGAACTCCAGGTTCATAATAAAATCCAGCATCAATAAATCTACTTACAACTAGGCCAGTTCCATCAATTGATGTATCATGAATATGGTTTTGTAGTGTTTCTGCATCTTCAAGTGTTGCAATAGCAATCCATTGACTACTATAGTAAACGTGAACACGCTGTGTTACAGTGTCAAACCATAAATCTCCATTTTCTGGAGAAACTGGCTGTGTATCACTAACTGGAATTTGTGGACTTCCTACTGCAGTATCTACATAAAGTTTTGTTGCTGCATGAGCATTTTGAGTAGGAGTGGCAACTGTGACTGTTGATCCAAAAGTACCGCCCTCGGCTACAATAATGCCGTGCTTTACTCTGAAGTCTTTATTTACTGTTGCCACTTCCGACCTCTATTCTAATTATGCTTCAATGTAAATCTTGTGTACTTTAACATCAGTATCTGCTGCTGCACCAGTAACCAAAAGACGAACATTGCCACCGCTGTAGTCGGCATCTGTTGTTCCTAGTACTGCGTTGCTGATTACATCTGCATATTCTGTTAAGTAAACATTGTTTGATCCATCAACTGTAACAAGAACTTCAATTACCTCAATGTCGCCACCTTTTTTCATCTGAACAATATATTTTGCAGATGAATATGTTGATGTTGACCATGAGTCAATAACTGTTGCTGAAGTTGAAGCGGTAGCAAGAGCAGAACCCATAAGAGCATCTGGAAGGGCAATACTTGTCGCTGCTGCTGCACCAAGAGTTGGTGTAACAAAAGTTGGACTGTTAGTAAATGCTACTGTTCCAGATCCTGCTTCGTCAGTTAATGCTGATGCAAGGTTTGCAGAAGATGGAGTTGTAAGGAATGTTGCCACGCCTGCTCCAAGACCTGAAATACCAGTTGCTACTGGAAGACCAGTTGCATTTGTCAAAGTTCCTGCTGATGGAGTTCCAAGATCAGGAGTTGTTAATGTTGGTGCTGTTAGTGTCTTGTTTGTAAGGGTTTGTGTACCTGTTAATGTTACTACAGTTGAATCAATATCAAGAGTGTTTCCAGTCTTGTCTAATCCTGTACCCGCAACAATTTGTCCCAAACCAGTAAACTGAGTAAAAGTAAGTGCTGTGGTGCCAATTGTAATTGAGCCATTGTTAGTTAATGTATAACCTTGATCAGCGTTTACAGTTCCTTCTTCTACGAATACCGCAAAATTTGAAGTAAGTTCAGAGCCTGCATCTGCATCAGTTGAACGATCTGGAGCACCAGATGCCTTAACTACATAGATACCATTTTCTGAACCAGTTGACTGATTCTTAACAAGAACACGGTCACCTGTAGCAAGAGTTACTCCGTCAAGAGTATCTCCATTTTCTAGATCAGATGCGAGTGTTACTGCTGCAGTTGTTGCTGCACGTACTGATGCTTTCCAATCAATACCCTGTGCTGCTGAGTCTACATAATTCTTTGTTGCTGCATCTGTTCCATCAGTTGGTGTACCAAGACCTGTGATCTTGTTTGTACCCATTGCAATTGCGCCAGTCATTGTTCCGCCTGCAAGGGCTAGTTTTTCACCAAGTGATGTTGTAAGTCCTGAAATCTTTGACTGATCAATTGCTGCTGATGCACTGATATCACCATTTACAATTGTTCCGTCTGCAATCTTATCTGAAGTTACTGCACCATTTACAATCTTTGCTGTTTCTACAGAGTCTGCAGCAAGTTTACCAGCCGTTACGTTAGCGTCTGTAATTTTTGCTGTGGTTACTGCGCTATCTGCAAGTTTGCCAGTGGTTACGTTTAGGTCTGCAATCTTTGCTGTGGTTACTGCGCTATCTGCAAGTTCGGCTGTATTTACTGCTGAATCTGCAATCTTAGCATTTGTAACTGAGTTTGATGCAAGTTTTGCTTCTGTTACGTTAGCGTCTTTAATCTTTGCTGTCTCTACTGAATCTGCAGCAAGTTTAGCAGCGGTTACGTTAGCGTCTGTAATTTTTGCTGTGGTTACTGAGTCTGTAGCAAGTTTAGCGTTAGTTACGTTAGCGTCAACAATCTTTGCTGTCTCTACAGAGTCTGAAGCAAGTTTTGCTGCTGTTACGTTAGCATTTAAAATCTTTACAGTGGTTACTGAATCTGAAGCAAGCATTGTTGCTGAAACTGTACCAGTATCACCAGTTGTAATTAATGTTCCAGTTATGTCAGGAATTGTAATTGTACGATCTGCTGATGGATCTACTACTTGAACAGTTGTTTCAAAATCATTTGCTGTTGCACCTTCAAAAACAATACTTGAATCAAATGATCCAACTGCTGCTGGTGCTGCATACTTTAATCCTGATGCTTCGTTTGAGTCTACTGTTAAAACATGTCCATTGGTTCCACCAACGGGTAATCTAATAACTGTATCATCTGCACTACCTACAATTAAATCACCTTTAGCATCTACAATGCCTGCTGTGATTACGTTCTTTCCATTAACGGTCGCAGTTGATCCCTCAACTACCAGTCCCGATTTTACTCTAAAATCTTTTGTTACGGTTGCCATCTTTTATCTCCTTAGTTAGGCCTTTAATCCCATACGCAAATAGCGTAGAGTTATAGGTGTACTTCCCCCCACAGGGACGACAGTTAAAGAAACTGTGTCTCCAGCCTTTGAAACAGAGATGGTGCCAATATTCCCATCATTTTCAATTGTTCCGTATTGACTAACAGATACATCTGATCCATCATTCAATATTGTTAATTCTGTAACAGCGTACTTGTTTGCTCCGCCTGCTACATATTTGAGTGAGATCATATATTTCATTGATCTAAACTCACTTGCTGCAAAATTATCAAACACTGTGGAACTTTCAATTCCATTAATTGTTAACTCGTTATTGCCGTCTGATCCAAGATCGGTAGACCTAGCAGAAGTACTATCAATTAAATCTATATAGTTTGCTTCGGTTGGTCTATCGCCTGTCTGAAACAGAGCCTTTACGTTGGTGGTTGATATCTTTGCCATGAGGCTATTATATCATTATGTTAAAGAATATAGTTATTGATTCCGATGACTTGAAGTCCAATTCCAGGTATGCCTGCGTTTGCTGGTGGTATTCCAATATTTGTAAACATTACTCTAAAAGGCAAAACTTCTTGTATCTTTGTAAGTCTTACAAAACCACTTATCTTGCTTTTGGGATAATCTATCCTAGAAATTGTTTCTGATCTTTTTTCAGATAAATCTATTATTGCTACGGAAGCCATTATGACTCATCGCTGTTTGTAATATCTTCAATAACTGTTAATATGCCACGAGCAACTGTCCATACCCTGGTAGCATCGCTTAACTCAATATCAAAAATATCTCCAGTGTTTAAACTTTTTGATTGGGCAGATGTTAAAGATACTGTAAATTCTCCATCGCTATCTTCTGCTGTAGGGGATGGATTAAGAATTAAAACTCCTGCTGGATCTGCATCATTTAAATTTCCCGCAAGTGTTGGTCTTTTAATTTCCATCTCAATTGTCCATTCAGCAATATCAAGTGGGTCTTTATTATCATCTGTTACATATACCCGAAATGCTGCTGTATCGCCTTTTACAATCGTCCAGTTGACCGTAGGAGGAGCAGAACCGATTGAATAAGAACTAAGGGATTGATCTCTAAATGTAGCCATAATCTTATCATTATACCATTAACTAATATGATATTTAAAATATTTTTATATTTTATTGCTCAAACTTGACTCTATTGGCAAATTCATGTTATAATTAATACATGCTACCTACTTGGTAGCATTTGTTCTCTAGGAGGTACTTTACAATGAGAGAAGCAAATGTTTGGCTAGGGGTATTGTCGTTGGTTATTTGTGGTACTGTTTTTTCGGGGGCTGCAAATGCAACAAATGAAAACAACTTACTAATTAAAGAGTCCGTTAAGTCTGCCACCCAAAAGGTGGCCTTTTTGGTTTCTAAAGAGAAAAAATTAGAAAAGTATGAAAATGCTCATAATCTAACTGATGAGCAACTGGTGGATATGTTACGTCATGTAGGGTTTGAAGGAAAGGCTTTGAGGTCTGCTTGTGCTATTGCAAAGGCAGAGTCTAATGGTCGTCCTCTTGCTTTTAATGGTAATGTAAAAACTGGAGATAGTTCTTATGGTGTATTTCAAATAAATATGCTTGGAGAATTAGGGCCAGATCGTAGAGAAAAGTTTGAGTTGGATTCAAATTCTGAGTTATTAAACCCAGTAGTAAATGCTCAGATTGCTCTTCATATGACTAAGGGTGGAAAAGACTGGTCTGCTTGGAGTTCTGTAAATGGAACACGGTATCAAGAATGGTACAACAAGTATCCCTGTAAAAAATAAATATTAAAACTATACCCCATCATTAATTTGGTGGGGTATTTTTATTTATAATCTTTTTTTGTTCTATAACTTTTTTTATACCAATCGCTAAATGATGGTCTTAAAATATGAAGGCTGTTATTTTTTCCTAAAATATCAACGCTTGTTGACATTTGCCAACTTTCTCTTTTAAATGGAATAACCTGTGCTATTGGCGTTCCAGCATCAATAATTCCTGTCCACTCTGGGTCATTTAAAACAAATGGTAGGTTTATTGGTGCTAAATATTTGTCTGTATCAACAACTCCTTCCATGATTGTAAAAATACCTTTTGTGTGTGGCAAATTTTTTATATATACGGAATATCCTTTTGGCGTTTTAATTGTCCATGGATTAATCCATTTTGGATACTCATATCCATTATTTAGTGGGTGTTTTAATGCTTGAATTTCTGGATGAAAATGAATTGGGTTTTCATATTTTGGCCATTTATATGCAATATACTCTTTTCCAAACTCATCTATTTCTTTTGAAACATGAATATCAACAAAACTAACTATAACATATCCAGTTGTTATTGCATCAAAAACTGGTATACATTTTTTAATTGTTGCTGGCATAAATCCATCAGAGTCTGGTGATTTTGTTTTAATAAAATATGATGGGGTTTGTTGATACCATTCTGGAATAAACTTTGATGCTGGTTTTGGATAAAACTCTTCTGGAACTCCAAGTACATCAATAAAAGATATATCCTTATATTTATTTTTCATTATTTATATTCTTTTTTTTTCCAAAACATTTTTTTATATCCATTCATAAAAACAGAATCAATTAAGTCTTTATCTTTAAAATGTTTTTCTTTATCTTTTTCATTTCCAAACTCCATATTCCAAGACTCTCTTTTGATTGGTATTACTTGAGCAACTGGAGTTCCTGCAGGAATTAACCCCTCCCAAGATACATCGTTTAATGTAAATGGAAAATTTGTTGGTGCAGACATTCTATCTGAATCTATTATTCCTGGCATTATAGAGAATGGAAGGCTTCTATGCAGTGGAGGTATACACAAAATAGAATAATCTTTTGGTGTTGTCATTGCCCATGGCAAATTCCATTTAGGAAATGGGTATCCGTTTTGACTAGGGTGTAGTGGTGCTTGTAAAATTGGATGAAAGCCTAACCCGTGTCCATCTGGCCATGTATAAACTGGACCAGTTTCTGTATTTTTAACATATACATCCATGTGAGATAATACCAAATAGCCCA